AATTTCCCCAAGGGGAATCTTCATTGTTCCCGCAGTCGAACCAACATACTTCAAGCCACCCGACAACTCCTCCACCGACGCCGTGGAAGCAACGGCACCAGCAGCCAAAATGTCTACTGCAGACATAGCATCCTCAGCAGACAACCCAAACGCATTCATTGTCTGCGTAACAATCGTTGCAGCAGTAGCCAGTTCGATACCTTCGGTAGCAGCTAACGCCATCGTCGCCTGCAGGCCACCAGCAGAAATCTCAGCAGCCGTGAAACCCGCTTTCGCGAGCTCCACCATCGCAGTCGCAGACTCACCAGCACTGAACACCGTGTCCGCACCCATTTGCTTAGCAAGGTCCGACAACTTTTCCATGCCAGCAGCAGGCTCACCGGTCATCACGGCAAGGGTGTTCATAGAAGTCTCAAAGTCTTTTTGGATGGCGATAGCAGCCACTCCGATACCGACAATAGGTAACGTGACACCGGCAGTCATGCGCTTACCCACGTTAGTCATGGAAGCGCCAATGGACTTCATTTTTCCGCTAGCAGAGTCCATCGCACTATTGAACTGCGACGTGTCAGCCCGGAGCCTGGCGAGGACTTCAACAACAGTAGCCACTAGAGTCCTACCTCCTCGCCTTAGACTTACGCATTTCCTGCTCGTGTTCCCACGCGCGAAGCTTCCACAACGCAAACCATTCCGTCATCTCATACGACGACAACGGGCGGTGGGCCGGACTGCCGTACAACAACTCACCGACAGTCCGACCCAACTTCTCCGCTAACTCAAAAACGGCTCGTCGGTGTCCGTCTGCGAGGAGTCTTTTCCCGCTGCATCCGCTGCTTCTTCAGTCATGCCAGACAAGCGCATTCCAGCTTTAGTAAGACGATCCAACGCGGCAGCATTCTTAGCCATCAACGCTACGCGGTGATCCGACGTAAACACTTTGTCCCCTGTATCCGGGTTGTACGTGGTAGCAATCACTACCTCCGGATACACCAGAGACAAATCAACCTCACCGGCCTTCTGCGCCAAGTCCATGATGTGCGTGCGCTCAGCCGCAGTCATGGACCGCACCTCAAACGTGAACCCCCACTCGGGAACATCCACAAGCTCGCGTGAAATATCTTCAACCGCAAGGACGTCATCCGCTGTGTACGACACTACACGTCTCCTTCATTCATTCGATTAGGTTAGGCAACGGCGCGGGTGATGGCACCCGTCACCTGAAACTCGGCTGAGAACGTCACTGCGTCACCGATGGAGCCCGACACCTCGTACGACGTGAGCCAGCACTCGCCGCGATACGCCGGGTTGCTAGAGCCGACAGTGCCGCCGCCAGGGATGTACTCAAACGACGACGTAGCTGAAGCTCCGAGGATGCCAGACAACACAGCGTCCACGGTGGATGCACCAGCAGCATCAAACTTTCCGGAAACGCTGACAGTGGCGTCAGACATACCAATCAGGTATTCCTTCGCAGAGTCGCCAAACGTTGACACCTCAGCGGTATCAAGGTTGCGCGAGAACGACACATCATCGCAGAACGCTGAAATGTCAATCAGCGAACCCGCAGCATTGTCGATAGAGAACTTGCTTGTCTTGCCATGAACGAACGCCATAGGTTCCTCCTACTTCCGGCCTAGCGTCATTGTGTATGTGATAGACCCGGAAGAACCTCCGGGGGCGTGCGATGCCCTGACGTATCGGGGCACTGATCCGGCAATAGCGACTCTCTGTGACGTAACGCTAGTGGCGGAAACTGAAGTGAACGTAGCCAAATCGGCCCACGTAGAATTATCGGCAGATCCCTGAACCTTGAAAGTAGTGGCACCGTCACGGGTATTAGCGGTCACATGCAAATACGCCGCTGCTCCATTAGACGACGCTGAACTATTGTCTACAGCGGTCCCGTTGCCCGACGCCGTTACTGCAGCATCACCATTGAGAACAACACTACGGTCAACACCACCGTCAGCCTGAACTTCTAGGGATACAGACACAACATCCCCAATGGGGGAAGACACCTCATACGAAGTCTGCCTCACAGCAGCCGAAAACACCGAGCTGCCAGTAGCGGTCCCCTCAGGAAGAATGCTCACCACATCCGACGCATCCGCACCAATAGTAGTTTTCAGGTGGTCGTCCACAGCATTCGCGTCACCATCAAACATGCCCGAAACGGACATAGTGCCGTCCTGCATACCGGTGACGTAGCTCTTCGCGCTAGTCCCAAACGCGGAAGTTTCCGCAGTGTCAAGGTTCCTAGACACCGAAACGTCATTGAAAAAGCTAGTCAGCTTACGTGCGCCGTACAGAACCTCAACACCCTTACCATGCACAAAACCCATTAGGAGCCCGCCTTCCGCGACGTTTTCTTAGCGGCTGCCTTCTTAGGTGCCTCCGGCTCAACAGGCTCCGGAGAAACGTCCCTAGACGGCTCAGCCACACCCTCAATGAAACCTGACGTCCGCAGCCAGCTCACGCTGCCCTCAGGAATATCGGAAACAATCTGACCGGCCTCAACACGCTTACCGGAATACTCCAGCCCAACAACGGTCCGAAACTTCGACACCAGCACCTCCGGGTATGCAGTCGCCCAGAGGCACGAGGTCACAAGGACACGAACGAACCGCTGGGCCACTAGGGCACGCTACAAGCAGTGTACCCACAACCGACACTCAACATCAGCCCAGACATGGCTGTGGCCCCGACGCCGGTGGGGGAGCCGCGCCGGGGCCACACCGCCAGACCACCCGCGAACGGATGCGGCTCACTGTAAGCGCCTGAGGGGTTAGGCCCAAACAGCGGATAGTGGGAGGGGAAGCCCCCTCAATCGGTAATGCTACTAGCCAACGTCAGTGTACGGCAAGATCGGTCCAGCTCCCGCCACCAACAAGCAACGACACAAGGCCGGGCGGAGAGTCCTGCCCTGTCTGATGCTTCCACCACTGACTACCACCATCAAGCGCAGGAATCTGACAAAAAGTTTTAGCGCCTGACTGCTCAATACGCAGGTGATGATTATGGGCACCAAACAACAGGGTCGCGTCACCAATCGGCTGCATCCCATGCGCCTGCCCCGCCCACCACTTCATCGGATCCCTCCGGAACTGATGACCATGAGCGAACCCACACACGGTGCCATTCACGTCCAACGTGATCGTCAACTCGTCCCGCCCAGGGAACACAAACGCTACATGCTCATATCCCCCTGCCAGCTCCAGCGCATCAGCTACAGCTACACCACCCTCAACAGCCCACGAGTCGTCATACCGCCTCACAGTCTTCCCCACACGCTCCGCCTCATCATGATTACCAGGCACAACTGGAACCACAATCCGATGAGCAAGACCGCTAAACAACTTGACCTGATGCAGCATCAAACGCCTATACACCCGCACCTGCTCAGTCAGGCTGAGATCCGTACGCCCAGCAGCAGCCAACGCCCCGCCCTGGGAAATGTTGCCTTCGATGCAATCACCCATCCACGCCAACGTAATCGTGTCCACGACACGACCGGCCTTACGCAATTCCTTCAGCCGCCGCACCGCCGCATCAGTCTTAGACAGGAAACGCTCCACTGTCCCCTCAGTGCCATCCCCGTCAATCTTTCCAATCTGCGTGTCACCAGTCAGGACCACAAACGACAACCCGCCACCGTCAGCCTCAGGGCGCGTAGGGCGATGACGCCCAATACAGTCCAACAGCTCCGTGACAGACAAGCCAGACAAACGCCTACGCCGAATAGTTGCCCGGTAGTAGTACATGCGCTGCACGTTGCCTTCACCGAGGTTTGCGTCCCACGCCCGATACTGCACAGGCTCAACGACCTCATACTCTTCAGGGTCCAGATCCCACACAGCCAGTAACTCGGCCCAGTCACTAGGCGCTGCATCTAACGGTTGCGTCGTCAACGTCCCCGCGTGACCGTCCCACGCCACACCAGGCTCCCAGCCCGCAGGATGCTTCACGGGCTGAGCCTGATACTGACCCTCCCCACCGGCAGCGGTCAGGGAGTCCAGATCGTCACCTAACGCCACGACGTTCAGCCATTGTCTCTCGCGCCTGCATACAGGTGAGGATCAGTGAGTCCCCAATCTGCCGCAACGCATCAGCGGTAGCCATAGCAGCAGAATACGCCACCACATTGTCCCCAACATGCTCAGAAGCCATCAGCTTTCCCCGCTCCTCAGCATTACGAAAGTAAGCAATCATGGACTCCGCCTCAATCCAGACAGCCCCGTCGCCCTGAACAATCAACGTCAACTCGGACATTTGCAGCCATTCCCCTGAGCTCTACGCCGATGCCGCGAGATAGACGTAGCAGCAACAGGCTCCCCATGCTGCTTCAACAACTGGGCAATCAGGGTGGCTGGGACCATATCCCCAGACGGAGAGGGCGTGTCTATGGCTGTAATAAGTTTTGCGGCTACGTCCGGATCAAGCCTCTCCAGCAAAACAGCAATACTGCACTGCGTAGCTGGCCTATAGTTTTCTGCCATAGCGGTGTCAAGCGCGTCACTAAGATTCACAACTCCCCCTTATTGACAGCCTTACAGGCTCGGCACCGGATGCGCCAAGGACGAGACACCATCTCTGCCAGTAACTTATCGCATCTCCAGCATCGCACGTTCTCTTCCGTAACACCCCCCCTGCCGTACGGGTCACTCATAACCCGACCCGCAATCAGGACACAACACTGCATCAGGATGCTCAAACGTCCCGATCTTTACGGCATTAGGGTGCAGGCACACACCCGCAACCCTGGCCTCCAACACCCGCCGCACCCCCACAAGAGCAACAATCGCGTCAGTGACCTCGGCGATCAGCTCCTCATCTGTCACGGCAACACCATCGCCTGAAAGTTGATAGACACAATCGGGCGATCCTTCTCGTCCGGACCAATAGGGTTCACGGATCCAGTCGGTTCAATCCGCATCACCTTGATCCCTGACAACGTTGTATTCATCACCCCCGCAAGCAACGTCCTAATGCTCTCAGCCTTATTGCGGGCAGTCGGATAGTCGTCACGTCCAGCTCTGCACAGGATCTGCACAATCGGCCTGTCAATAGCCACACCTACAGACCCAAACGTCATCTCCGGCAACGAGCCCGCAGCCTCATATACGCAAACACAGGAATCAGGAGTATCAGGCATACGCCCCAAAAAAATATTGGTGCCCAAGGTTCCCTGACCCTGAGCAACAAGGTAATCCCCCACGGCTTCCAGAATGCTCACGGCTTCAACAACCTTTCAATACGCTCCGCAAGACGCTTATCCATGTCTCCGGCAGCCTTCTCAACAGGATCAGACAGAAACTTAGCCTGCGCGTTGGCATTCTTAGCGCCAGCGTAGCTGTGATTCAGGTCCATCCGCTCATGCACATAGATTGCATACGGTGCAGCAGCACCCCCATAGCCAATAGTCACCTCAACACCACTCGCGTTCACAGACGGTGCCGTGACCCTGCCAGACCCCGCCAGCGCACCAGTCACCACAGGCACCAACCGCTGCGACTCATTGAAAATATTGTTGCCCTCTTCATACAACGCCCGAGCGAGAACCTGAGTCGCATTACCGGCCTTAGCCAAAACCGCACGCAACTGCCGGTCGTCAATAGTGATACGAGTAGCCACTGTCACTCCCCATACGTGATAACAGTATGGTGAACGCCGTCCTCATCACGCGCCCGATACGCCGAAATAATAATGGGAGACGAGTTATCCGACAACGTGAGCTGCCACTCCGGAGTCACATCAGGAGAGCCATACACGTACACCTTGCCCTTCCCCATAACCTCACGCCCACCAGAGTCCCGCGTCATAGCAATCTTCGGCTCCACACGCGCAGTGAACGACTGAGCTGTGCCCCACGTGCGCTTGCCATACTTATCTACGGTAGACGGGGGCCGCAACGTGACAGCCTCTTTCATCAGCGCAGCAAACTCTGTCTCCAGGCTCACCCGTCGCTCACCGCCCTACGGTTGTCAAACATTCCCGTGTAGAATTCGGTAGACGGAACCCGCGCCTCTTTCTGGGCAGCGGTCTGCAAGCTCGCAGGATCAACCCAGGGCAACGGCGGATCGTTACGTCCACCCTGCTCATGCAGACGCTCAGCCATATCAAGCAGGCCCTTAGCAGACTTGTCATAGTCGATGGCGAGGCTCAGGTCCCCAACCTTCTTCGACCCGGAGGCACGATTAGCGTAACGAGCTGCCCTGCTCTCACAAGACGCAGCAGCCGCATCGTAAACATTCTCCCACTCCGTGAGCAGGTAGTCGATCTCCTCATCCTGCAACGTCACATCAGCAGTCTGCACAGTGTCCCCAGACAGGAACCGCACCGCATTACGATTACTGGTAGCGGGGTTACCGCTGTACGTCCACGCCATCACGCCTCCTCAGATACCAGTCAAGGTTATCGCGAAGGCGCTGATCGTCGGGCGCTCTATCTAACGCCTCACGACCAAAACCCACAGCATCCAAGCCTAGATTGTACGCCCCCAACGCTGCCAGGTCCCACGGAACAGAACCCCACGCATGCGGCTCAGACAAATACTCAACAGGACGACTGCCAATACTCAACGCCTTAGTGGCAGCAGCAAAACAACTAGCCCACTCACCTGTCCTGTAGTAATGCTGCGCCAGATCGACCCACGGCTCCCGCCGATCAGGACATTCCCCACACGCCCGCAACAGCCAACGCTCACGCTCCTCAGGAACAAGCTCCGCCAGGAAACGCATAGACCTAGCCCTCTCCGGAGCCCACGTAGCCCTAGGCAGCCCCAGGTGCCTCAGAAACTCCGTTACGGCCTCTTCCCGCCTGCCGTAGTAGTACAACTCACGGGCATAGTAGAAAGCGTTACGGTCATCGTCAGGATCCTCCGCAACAGCCAGCTCCAACAACGGCAAATACTGTCCCCGCGACTTAGACGAATCAGGATGATGGTGGATCTCCATATCCACAACACCCTGCCGCTCCACAATCCCTTCAGGCACCAGCACCTCATGCACAGGATGCTTCCAACGGTAGCCATGACGCGCATGAATCTTGTCCCCGTAATACGTCAGCCCAGGGGAACCGTCCTCATGCCACGACCACGTGTACAGGTAGCGCGGCCTCGTCACCCCACTACCCTCAATAGTTTCTAGGGCGTCGCGCCACCCAGGCTGCAACACCTCATCCATGTCCAAAGCGATACACAAATCCGTATCACCCGGCACCAAAGACAGAGACAGGTTCCGGGCCACATCGAAACGCCACGGATCTATCTGCCGGACCACAACATCAACACCAAGGTCACGGGCAATAGTTACAGTCTCATCAGACGACCCTGTATCCAAAACGATACGGTAGTCAGCCTCCACGGCAGACATAGCCCACCGCTCCACAAACCCGGCTTCATCCTTAGCAATCGTGTAAACAGCAACCCTCATGGCGCGATCCTAGCAAGAACAATCCGCGCCAGCTCTTACGCTAGACTGAAGCAAATTACGTGGAGGATAGCCGATGCCAGTACGCCCAATAAAGGTCTGGAATTCCGCTACGTCTGAGTGGGAAGACGTAGGCGTAGCTCAACCCGACACTTCC